ACATAGAATCTCTTCGTACTGCTCTCCTCATTATCTTAATAAATTGTTCTTCCATTGTAGGGTCACCAAAATAATCATAAATAGATAAACCACCTTCGGCAGTTTTTCCGCTTGATATTTTAGTTTTCAACATTGTAGGAAAGAACTGATTTACAACTGCTGCATCTTTGTTGAAATTTTTGAGGATACCCAAAGATTCTGAATCTGTACTATCTTTGATAAGAAAATCACAATCATTAGATTTTAACTTACCAAATGATGAAATAATCTGATTATGATTTTTACCTATAACAGGTGGATTTCCAAACTCGTCCCATTGTTCAGTAACTTCTTTACGCAAAGTTTTTGCCCAATCTTGGAATTCAGAATCACTAGTGTCAAGTAATTCATGGAAAAGAATATTTGATTTAAAATCTACAAACTTATTTCGTTGATAGTAGTAGTTCATTACTTTTTATGGAAAACAAATATAGGTTCATATTTGTACCAAGTTGTTCCAACTTGAACTAAGTTTTTCATACCAGAATCTAAAGATTCTCTTTTGTTTACATTAGCGCCAATCATTGCTGCCATTGTCATCTTAAGTTTACCTTTATATTCAGCACCAAGTGATTCGAGAATATCAATTGAATCTTGTTCTAGTGGAAAGTAAATTGATTTACCAATCTTGATATCAGCAATATTCCAAAGAATGTATCTATCGTTTTTAAGATATTCATAAATTGTTGTTAGAGTAGGTTTTAAAAACTTATCTCTCCAATCTTCATACTGACCATAAGCTTTGAATGATTGATTTTCATCTTGAGAATATTGTTCTCTGTTAAAGTATGGAGGTGATGTAAAAGATAAATCTAATTTACCTTTGTACTTTTGAAACTTTGGATTGTTTGAGATTAGTTCTGAACCATCTTGGAATAACTCATAAGTGTTACCTTGCTTTTCTACTGCAAAGAAGTTGCTCATTGTTTCTGAATGTGTATCAACCACTTTATCATTATAGAACTTTGCCATATACTCATAACGAGAAATACCTAAATCATCAATAAAGTTATCAGGATTCGGGTCTGTACCAACATAGTGAACTTTCTTTCTACTACTCATTGCTCCAGCAATTCTACCACCCCAACCTGCTGATGAATCGTAAATATGTAATGGTTCATCTTGGTCAATATGATTAGTATAGTTTTCGTAAATCCATTTTGCAGTTAATGCAGGAAAGTTTACAGCAGGTTGTCCTAATCCTAATCTAAATGCTTGTATAATCTTAGGGAATATACCATCTGATTTTTCATACCATCTAACATTATATACATACTTAACTACTTTACCATTTTTCAATGTTTTTGAATCAGGTATATCACCAATGTTTGAGATTTGACTTTTATTTAGGAAACCTTCTTTTAATAATCTTCTTACTTGTTTACCAGTTAAGAATAGGATTGTTCCATATGTTTGTTTATTTTCATTTAGAGGTCCATACTTTTTAATAGATGCTTCTGTTGTTCGGTGAAGTACAATATCATAGTTATTCCACTTCCCTTTGAATATATTACCATCGTAAACATCCTTTACAAATTTATATGGTGTTTGTCCATTCCAAAAAGGATTTTCATCTTTAACAGTTGTTAATGAACGACACCATGCATACATGGAATCTCTCTTAACTGCTCGTTTCATTGTTTTTATGAAACCATCTTCTAAACTATCTTCTGCAAAATAATCATAAATGGATGTCCCACCATCTGCAGATTCACCAATAGAAATTCTAGTTTTTAACATTGTAGGGAAGAATTGATTCACTACACTTTGACTTTTATTAAAGTTCTTTATTATTCCTAGTCCTTCTTCATCTGTATCATCCTCCATGTAAAAATTACATTCATCTTTTTTTAACTTACCAAAATGACTTATAATTTGTTTTTCATCTTTTCCTTTAACAGGAGGTTGACCATCATTATCCCAAGCATCCACAACCTCTTTACGAATCAACCTTGCCCAATCTTCAAACTCACCATCAGTCATTTCAAGTAACTGATGATAAGTTTTTTTAGATTTAAATTCGGAAAATTTACTTACTTCGTAAAAATATTTTTTCATATAATTAGGTTTGTGAAATAATATTAACTCTGTATCTCTACAAGATAATAATTTGATTCATAGTTATCAATTGAAAAAGAAATATGTGCTAATCCTTGAGATGAAATCTTTAAGGTAGCATCTGTTGCTTCTTTGTTAGCAACTAATATCTCTTTTAGGTATGTTGCTGAGAATGAAACTGCATCTACATCTTTTTCACAAGTACAATCAACATCTATGTTAATTCTATTTGTATTGATATTAGAGTAACCTAGGATAATTTGTCCTTTGTTATCCTTACAAGTAAATGTAAAGTTATTTTCATCAGCTAAAGCTCCTTTTGCTTTGATAAACTTTGAGATAAAGTTTGAATCTAATTTAATTTCAACATTGAAATCTGGTAATTGTTTTAAATCTGGTACATTAGGGATAACAGATAAATCTGCTAACATATAATTTACAGATGTTGATTTATCTTTGAATTTCAAAGAAACTGGTTTACCATCAATATCATTGATATTGAAATCTACATCGTTACCAAGAACTGATAACATCTTTGTTAGTTTAGTTGTATCATATACACCAAACTCTGCTGAAGTTCCTTCGAACTCCTTCATACTTACACTTCCTAATACTGATTTATCATCAGAGATAAAAGAAGTTGTTAGAGAACCATCGTTTGATTCCCACTTTACAGATTCTACTAAACCTGCGAGGTTGTATTTTGATACAAACCTATTTAATGATTGTTTTTCCATTTTTTATTTAATTATAATTTATATTTGTACAAATATACGAAAAATATTTGAGAGTACCAAATCTTTTCATACTTTTTTTACATTCCTGGCATTTGCATCACAGGAAATTGTGGTTTTTCTTCTGGTTTATCCACTACCATACATTCAGTTGTTAAAATCATTGATGCTACCGATGCTGCATTTTCAATTGCAGTTCTTGTAACTTTCTTTGGGTCAATGATACCCGCTTCGAACATATCAACAAATTTTTCATTCTTAGCATCGTATCCACCACCATTCTGTTTGATGTATTCTAAAACAGAACCTTCAGTTACACCACAGTTTTTAAGAATCTGTGAAATTGGTGAAGCAAGTGCTTCTATGATTATATTGTATCCATTACAGAAAGAGTTACTTCCCTCACATGGAATATTCGCAAGAACATCTTGAATTTTAAGTAATGCAATACCACCACCTTCAACAATACCTTCTTCGATACCAGCTCTTGTGGCGTGAAGTGCATCATCTACTCTATCTTTCTTTTCTTTCATCTCAACTTCAGAACCAGCACCTATGTAAAGAACTGCAACTCCACCACTTAGTTTAGCTAATCTTTCTTGAAGTTTTTCTTTATCATAATCAGATGTTGCGTTTTCAATTTGAGATTTAAGATGTTGAATTCTTTCTGATATTAATTTTGCATCTCCCTTTCCATTTACAATAGTTGTATTATCACTTCCTATTGTAATCTTTTCACAAGAACCTAACATATCAATACTTGTTTCTGATAATTTATATCCAAGTTCTTCTGAAATAAAAGTACCACCTGTAATAATAGAAATATCTTCCATCATTCTTTTCTTTCTATCTCCGAATGCTGGTGATTTTATTATACAAAGATTTAATATTCCTCTCAACTTATTTACTACCAATGTACCAAGTATATCACTTTGAACATCATCAGCTACAATAACTAAAGATTTTCCTTGATTAGATATTTCTTCTAGTAAAGGTAACAAATCATTCATAGTTGTTAGTTTTCCATCATATAAAAGAATACATGGATTTTCTAATACAGAAGTCATCTTCTCCGGGTCTGTTACAAAGTGTGGAGATAAATATCCTCTATCAAACTGCATACCTTCAACAAGTTCCATTGAAGTTTCAATACCTTTTGATTCCTCAACTGTAATTACACCATCAGTACCAACCTTTTCAAATGCATCTGCAATAAGTTTACCGATTGTAGTATCGTTATTTGCTGATACAGTTGCAACTTGTTTTATTTTTTCTTTATCAGAACCAACTACTATTGCTTGTTTTCCAAGTTCTTCAACCACCACTTTAATTGCTGATTCAATACCTTTTTTAAGTTCCATTGGGTTTGAACCATTTTCAACTGATTCAAATCCTCTTCTTGCTATCTCTTGAGCAAGAACAGTTGCAGTAGTTGTACCATCTCCTGCCTCATCAGCAGTTTTGGATGCAACTTCTTTAACTAATTGAGCTCCCATGTTTTCAAATACATCTTCTAGCTCAATTTCTTTTGCAACTGATACACCATCTTTTGTAATATGTGGTGTTCCTTTTTGTTTCTGTAAAAGTACATTCCTACCTTTCGGTCCTAATGTAACCTTAACTGCATCTGCAAGAGTATCTAATCCATTCTTAAGGGATTCTCTTGCTTGTACATCAAATTTTAATTGTTTTGCCATTTTCTATTTATTTAATATTCGTTATCTCCATATGCTAATGGTTGAAATCCACCTGTCTTTGTCCACTCCTCATTTGGTACACCTACTTGAATAGATTCATCTGCTCCTTTATTACGAGAATCAAAGAACTCATTTTCAGTATAGGCATCTTCCATACCTAAATCAAATAATTCATCTGAACCATAAACTTCTTTATTATGTTCATTATCTAAAAAATCATATTCATTCCACACTTCGTTTTGTAGATAGTTTACCAATTCTTGTTCTGAATCACCCTCATATGGTGGTTCACATTTTCTTAATGCCTCTACGTTAACCTCAATCGGTTCACTTGCAGCTGAGATTGTCCAACTCTCAATTTTACGGACGTAAATCTTTTCACTCATTTGTTTTATATTTAATTTATTAATTTCAATTTTTGTACCATTTGGTATTATACTGACATTTTGTCATACAAATATACGAATAATTTTTGTTATATCCTAATTTTTTACCAAAAATTACTTGCATTTTTATTTATTTGTATTCGTTCTTCCTTTTCTTCACTATAAGGATTATCTTTTTCATATTGGATTCTTGCTTCTGCAATTTCAATGTAATCTTTTTCTCTTTCAATACCTATAAAATCAAATCCACCTCTAACTGCTGCTTTACCAGTTGAACCACTACCCATAAAAGGGTCTAATGTAGTTCCATCTTTTGGAGTTACTAATCTAATAAGATATAACATCAAATCAGTAGGTTTAACAGTTGGGTGAAAGTTTTGTTTAGGTTGTGGCATCTTATTATTACCACTCATAGATGCAGCACCTAATGAACTACCACCATAGATTTCCAAATCAGATGAATGTGCATTATAAGTTCCTATTTGTTTTCCTTTGAAATCTTCTAATCCTTCATTCCTATCAGTTTTAGAAGTTTTTGGGCAATAAAAGAAACGAGATGCTCCACCTACATCACCAAGACCAGGATTACCATCTTTTACTTCTCCACTATATTGACCATATATTCCATTTTGACCAACTCCTTCTTTGTTTCCACTTCTACCACCTGTGGATTTAGATATACCACTTTGTTCATCAAGGATTTTACCTGCTTCTTTATCTAATATGATGTTTGCTGGAAATCTGCCACTTTCCACAGGTTGTGAATATTTACCTCCACCAAAATTACCATCTCCTAATTTATTTGTTTCACGATGAGTATTTTTTCTAATTTCCATATCATCTTTTGATTTATATGATATTCTACTCTCCTCTATATTAATACCACCTGTTCCCCATTCTAAAACATTATTAACTACTGTTTTTTCACTTAAAGGTTTTCTTGCCATTACGATTGGTTCGTGTGCTGGTTTAAGAGCAGTTCCCCAACCTTCGTATTGTGAGTTTCCTTTGGTTATATCGGCTTCTCTTGGTTCTCCAAATGCACCTGCACCAATGGTAGTTCTTTCTTCTGCTGCCTTTACACCTTTCTGTGAATGTATTTTTGTTCCAATTACTTCTCTTTCATTACCTTGTAGTTTATCTACACTCTTACCTATGTTATGTGATTTAGGAAACCCACTACCATATATCCACATTATCTGGTCTCTAATCTCAAATCCTGCATCTTCTACTCTAACTGCCATTCTGTGATAAGTTCTTGAACCTGCGAATGATAATAAATGACCACCTGGTTTTAATACTCTTAAACATTCCTCAAAGATTTCTTGTGAAGGAACATCGTAATCCCATTTTTTACCCATAAAGGATAACCCATACGGTGGGTCTGTAACAATAGAGTCAATACTATTATCATCTAACTCTTTAAGTTTATCTATACAATCTCCTAATATTAATTTCATAATAATTCTTTTTGTAAGGTATTTATCAATAAACCTATTTTCAATCCCATCTTGGTTTCATCGTATTCGAATTTATCCTC